CCCCTTTAACATAAAATGGCACTTCTCATTTGCACTAATAAATAAAAAAACTCTAGCCCTATTAAAGTGCTAGAGTTTTATAATAAAATTTTTTAACAGTTTGTAAATGGAATAGAGAAATGGAGTGGCGGCATAATGATGTAATTTACTGTCATGGTTTCAGCAATAGCATTTGCATCAATAACTGTAATATATATTTTAACTAAGTTGTTAACTAGCTCAGTTACGGCAGCACCGTTATACCATTTGCTGTTACCATACAATCTACAAGGAACTGCTATCTTTGTACTATTTTCTTTTACAAGACCAAACACAAAATCTGAACCAAAAGCTACGATTGGAGTATATGCATCTGATCTAATAGTAACACCAGTAGGACTATGCATAGTTATTTCATCAACATAATCTAAGTTATATTGATTACCATTTAAACTCTCATAGCATCTTTTGTTTGGACCTTCTACAGCAAAATCTGTGTTGGCAGTAACTATAGTACGTTCTATTCCAAAATAGTTGATATCACAAGAACCACTTAAGAAAGCACTAGGTAAATACATTCCTAGATAACCCTGACCAAGTTGACTAGGGTGTGCATAATCAGTTTGCCAAATTCCACCCTCGTATCTGTGTAAAATGTGTTCTGTTCCAGTTAAAATTCTCCAACCTTTTACACTCTGTTCACCATATCTTTGAATAGACACTTTCATCTGTGAATATACCGCTGGAATATGTTGTGGATTGCCCCAAGAAATATGGGCAAGTGTCATTCTAGCTTTAGGGTAATTTGCCTTAATATATTCATTGAAATGATTAATACCAGCATTAAATGCATCATCAGTTCCGTAGGACTGTGATTTATCGCTGTCATTCCACCCACCGCATACAAAAATATCTGTGATGCTTTCTTTATCTGTAATCGAATTACTTACATTTTGTAACTGATATAAGTATTCTTCATTACCAAAACCAGCACCACTTTGGAAACTGTGAAAAAAGTTAATTCCATCTGTAAGTCCTAAAGCATCCCTAAAGAATTCCCAGTAGAAAGTCTTAACACTTCCGTCATTTTGAATACCATAGCTGTCGCCAATCATAATAATTTTACGATTTTCTAAACGTGATATCCTTGTACTTAAAGCGTTATCACCATTTTTTCTATTATTTATTTCACTAGCAAGGTCATTAGCAACTTTAACAGTTTCCTGCCTATACTGTTCTACTTGTGCATTGTAATTACCAGTAATAGCCCAGTATTCTGCATTGCCAATTTCTGTTCCAACTGGTACGGGTTTTTTACTTGTATAACTAGTGCCTAGATATGTTACAATCTCCATCGCTTCATAGCTTCTTTGCTGATTCCACTCAATCGGATCACTAAACTTTGGAACGTACCTTGCACCTACATATTGTCTATTCATATATTATCATCCTTTCTAATAGCTTAAAACTAAGTGGCCATATTCAGGTTGAATTTTCAGTGATATATCAAACCCAGTAGTATTGAAAGTAATATCACGCCAACTTTCAGGAATATTATATACAATATAACCAGCGTCCGTAATTTCAACGAATATCATTGTCGCGATATATTTTTTTATAATTTCTTCTGCGTAAGATGTGTCAAAATCATTAATCCATTTCTGAACAACACTAAGTTCTTTTTTTAGTGATTCAATTTCATCAGCAAAGATTTTATCCTGAGAAATTAATTCGTTGATATAAGTAACAACTTTGCAAAGAATTTCATAATAACTAAGACTATCATCATATACCAGTGGTAAAACTTTCTGACACCAGAATCTAAAATGTTCTAACATAAAATCACCTACCTTTACCACAATCCCATAAACAAGTCACTAAACTCCTCAATAACTTGCATATCAATATTCAAAAAAGTTTCCCTAAACTTCAACAACATACTGCTATAACTTTCAGTACCCTGTTTACCGCTTACATTCTCCACATAATCTTCAAGACTGTTAGCTGTACCAGTATTACTAGTTTCACCATTCACAGTGGCTTTATTACTACCAGAACTACTATACTTATTGCTACTATTACCACTAGTACTACCACTAGTGCTACCACTAGTGCTACCACTATCAGTAATTTTTCTAGCGTTAGTCAAGTAGTTCTCATTTTCCAACCCAGTAATAGCGCCTTGTGGTGTATCGCTATACAAATCTTTCTTCGTATTGCTACTACTACCACTACTAGTACCACTTTCAGTTCCACTACTAGTTCCACTACTACTTCCACTCTCAGAGTTGTCACCTGTAGTAACACTCTGACTAGTTCCATCATCCTTTTTACTACTATCAATCTTACGATTATGCGTTCTCTTTAAATCCACATCATACAATGGGTTGAACTCAATCAACGCACTCTTATACAGCTGATTGTAAAAAGGCATGATTTCTTCAAGCCTGGTATTCATCCATAGTTTCCATATTCCTACAGTTTCGCTTCCAATCTCCCTCAGATAATAATGTTTCAAAATCTTCTGGCAAAGTATCGATCGGTAACTTTCATCAAAGAAAACAGCCTTGCTAGTAAAAATTTTGTTCCAACTTTTACTAACAATATCATCCACATTATCGCACCCAGCACTTTCGCTCAATCCGGCTTTACTCTCACAAATAAACCTAACTTCTGTAGTGTACTTACTCATTTCTTATCACCACACTTTCCAGCTACCAGTAACGCAATGCTAAACACACCACACAAAGATCCAACAACAAAACCACAAAAGAAGCTAATCATCATTCTCACCACCTTTTATCGTATCTTGCCCAGCATTATCACCGATTTCCTGAAAATCTTCTCTGTAATCAACTCTAATGTTAGTACCAAACATAGCATTAATTTTATCAACCGCTTCACGCCTAGCCTGTAGCCTACTATATCTACTAGCAATTGTACCACCCTGAGTTCTTGTAACCTCGTCTGTGATTAACCTTTCTTTTTTCTGAATATTAATATTGCTAATACCTAAGTAAGTCAACGCTTCGTTCCATATCTGCGTTTTTAATTGATAAATTTTATCTGCCACATAAGGCGCTCCTGTATTCAAGCACTTCAAAGCGTTTAAATCGAGGTTCTTATCCCCAAAAATAAAAGGAGAATTTCCATCGAATTCTTTATAGAGATTTAAAAGTGTAAGGCGTTGTTTTTCTGTTCCTTGTACCAATACAGGTGTTTTTTGAGCGTTGGCATTTACATCAATAATTCTGTCTAGTAAATACAAACGTTTTGAGTACATTTTAATATCTGTAATAGAATTAGTTCTCATATAGTTATTCCATATGATTACGCTATCGTCTTCATTTAAATCTCTCTGATAGTTGTTATAACTTGAGTACGCTCTTCTCAATACAGGATTTCCGTACACATCAAAGTTTCCGTTTGGTAGACAATCCAAGCAAAGATTTCCAACAACATCATCATTGAAATACACCATAGAACCGTTCTGAAATAAGTGCAATTCTATATACCTAGGATCAACGGTAGGTGGCAAATTCTGCCACTCAAACATAGATATTGCTAACTCTGTAAGCCTGTTGAAATACTGCATATAGGTTATATTGTTTAGTAAGGCACTTTCTTCAAATTGTTCATTACCTCTTCTTTTTCTCACTTTCTCACCGCCTTATTTCGTATTATCCAGTGAATAGTTACCAATTTCATCACCGTTTTTCCAGAACGTAACACCAGCATCATAGATATTACAAATTTTCCTCATATCATCCGCTGGGACACTACCAACAATATTACACCCTATTGTCTTCACATAATTCCAGTGCGGTCTACCATTTCTGTTAGGTATTTTTACCCTGTGAATAGCATACCCAAACATGGTAAAGTATTCGTCAATCATCCTAGCATAGTATTTTGTGATACTACACCTACCACCATAAAATGACTGCAACCCGGAAGCCACGTTATTATTACCATGATTCTGATTACCTTTTGTAATATCCGCTTGAATAGATGCCTGATACCCACTCACAAGTGCATTAGTTGCGCTACTTAATAATGAAGCACCTGCCATTGGCAACCCACCCATCACTGCTCCTGTAGCACCTTTCACTGTAGCATTAGCGATAATAGGAATAGCGTTTTGTGCCAGCCACGCTCTAAAAGCATCCGTACTCCAAGAACACATAGGGTAATTAGAAAGTGTCAACGATTCGTTAGGAAAAACACCAGTACTTCCTTTATAGTTTGTGGGTCTTAAAGTGCATTGAATAGGCATCGTAATAGGTACACTAATATTCCATTGCGGTTTTCTTCCGTCAAAAAATTCGTATCTCAACGCCAAGCTACTACCATCATTGTTTCCGATGGAAAAGAAATTGTATGGGTAGGTAAACAATTTTCTGTTCTTTGGTTTGTACCCGTCAATTTCCCATGACCCAACATTTACCGCTTCTGCTTCACCGCTAGTAGTGTAAGCGTTAGCTGAGTATTTCATAGTAATACCACCATCAGGAATTGCTTTACCAGTACCAATTACAGGTGCCATATACATTCCAACAATAGCTTCTGGTTTTTGGCTGTAAGTATTGATTAAACTGTTTATTCCGCTTGCGTCAGAAACATTGTACACATACAACGTACATCCGCCATATACACCATCATACACATTTCCAGAAGATGCTTCGTCGGTATCATTTACCAGTATATAAACAGCTAACGGCTTTAGTACAGGAGATAAGTCTTTATAATCATTAAACACATACTCCCCCAGTTCCACATTCTCTGGTTCGATATGAAAGCCTGCTACGTCATCATCCACATGTTCCCTCTCCACAAGTGAGTACTCCATGGTATAATCAAAAAACCAAGTCTGCATAACATCCAGTTCGAACGTAATTTCTGAACACTCATTATTTACAAACTCAACGCTAGTGATAAAAGCGTAAAACCATTTTGCCCCATACGCTGTGTTCTGGAACATCATGTAATTACAGTCATACAAACTGTCAGCTTTAATGCCAACTCTTGCAATACCCTTATTAACTCTTTGGTATATATAACTGCCCAAGTTATACTTCTGTTTTCCAACAAAATAACTCTGTTGATCACTAGCACTTCCAAAGTAAATAGTGTGTGCATAAGTGGTATCTAAAGGTACATCCTGTAAAATCCTAATATTAGTTTGCGGTTGAATATACATCTAATCACCTACACAATTCCAAGAAATGTTTTGATTTTGTTTACCTCTTCTGTAGTTAATGCATCAGTATCCAGACTACCAAAATGAAACCTTTCACCGCTGAGCATAGCTACAACAGCGTGTTTTAAAGCCTCTGCACTAACATCCAGTGTATCTGCCATTTTTGCTTTGTCTGTGTCATCAGTAAACGCTCCGATAATAGTAATAGGGTCTTTTGCCCCTTTCCGAATATTCTCACCAACTGTAGGATAAGCGTGTCCCGTGCTATCTACGGTATCTGCTAAAAACTGTTCTGCCATATTACCTCGTTTCCGGGGTAGGCTGTTATCCCTACCCCCTTGTAGCTTATTTTTTATTGAGTGTTAAAGTATCATTCACCTGTACCTCTGTAGGTGTAACTGGTGTAGTAGCTACATACAACTGTTCGCCAATGTTTGCTACAATTGTCATTGCCGTACTGAACTGACTGTTTGGTACAAGCATAGCACCATATTTCTGTACTGCAATACCAGCTGTAGTAAGCGCATCCGTCTGAACAAAGTTCACCTCGTTAGGTGCAAGCGTAAAACCCTCTGCATCTGCATGCATTATCAGTGCGATTGCTTTTTCTGTTTCGTCTTTTGCATCCCAGTGCAACGTAAGTGTTTCCGGAAGTGCAACTTTTGCTGTACTATCCACAAACGCAACAGCGTTAGCAAATGGTGAACTACTAATTGTTTTCCATGTATGATAAAAATAGTTCCAGTACAGACCAGAGGAAACGTATTTCTCTGTAAACTTATTCATGTTATCATACACCTGAAACCAGTTTTCATCTAACAGCACTGCTTTTACTTTTTTCATCAATGTCAGTTCCTCCTCTGTAACCTCTTCCAGTCCGTCAGAGTTATCTCTAATAATGTCAAACCGTTCGTTGTCAAAAGTGTCCCACTTGTCGATGATAAACAGTCTTCCAAGGAAGTCCGCTTTTTCCATGTTAAATGCACTTGCCAGTACATTCACATCAAACGACGCATTGAAGTTAGCATCCATAAAAATAACCTGTCTGTATTTCGGTGTATTTGTTTTCACACCAGCACTGTTATAATCAGAACTCACGAACGGTAACAGGTTACTAGTTCCACGGAAAGCAACTGCACTTGTTTTCAAGTCAGCATCCATAACGATTGACTGAGTCGCTACTTTCCCATGTGAAATAGCTTTAATAAGCAGATATTTGAATAACAGGAACTCGTCATACTCAGCACCAGTGTAAACAGCATCTACGATTTTTGCAATCAGATTCTGCACACCGTCCATGCTAAGAAATGCTTGATGTAAGTCCATATCCTGAATGGTTACCGGGTACATTACACGCCAGTTCATTACATGAAATGCTGACCGTACATCTGGCATGGTTCTTTTAAATTCCCGCCCACCAGCTTTCTCAGTGGAAAAGTCAACAGCTTTTGCAATGGAAACAAAAATATCTTCCACTGTTTCACCGAACTCCAGATACCCCTTTTTGAGTATGGAATACGGGTTGTTAAATGTTGCACTCTGCATACGCACGATTGCGATACGGTTTACCAGTGCGTTCAAAAACTGATTCGCAAATGCCGGTGTACCGTAGATTACCTCACCAACTCTAGGAATGTCTGTTTCGCTCTGTACTACAGGAACGTTCTGCTGATAGTCGTAGCTTGCGTTCTGCCGTATCACGTTCATAATGTCAATCGTTGATGCGTTAAGTGTGCTATTTGCAATTCTTCTAGGCATTTATTATCACTCCTTTACTGTAAATAAATCATCAAATGTTTTCATCGGCTTATCCTCTGGGTCATCAGAATCACCGGGGTTGTCATTTCCACCGCCGTCTTTACTGAAAAAACGATCTGAATATTTTTTCTTCCATGCTTTGTCGTTCTCTTCATATTTATTTTTCCAGTTTGTAGCATCACTTGTTTTTTCTTCAAAGTCTGTAAATGTATCTGTGATATCTTCTAACATAGCGATATCATCGTCTGTCGGTTCTTCACCAAATCTACCTCTAAGACTTTCCAAGATTTCTTCCCTTGTTTTAACAGCCATGCGTTACTCCTTTTCACTCTACTCTTGTCCATTTTTCTGTATTAAAAAGTTCACTTAATCTCATGGAAAGAGGGTGGTCTGGTGATAACATAATCTTACCGTCTTCTGTTACAAGTACGGTGAATCCCTCTTCATGTTTGTATAATCCTTTTTCAAACATTTGTACTCTCCTTTCTTACCTATATCGTACCATCATCCATACAGGCATTTTTTCTTTTTTCTTTGACGGTGTACCACCGCCACCGCCTCCGGAACTAAAAAACCTAAAAAGCATTACAGAATTGTTTAGCATTTCTCCGACATTCAAATACCTGTTACCTGTAATCCATTGTGTAATACTTGAGTCATTGCCGTGTTCTACAATATACCGATACGCTTCTTTTGCATATGTCACACGAGCGTCCCACGAACTATCGTGAATACCCTCCCACCCTATGTTCCAAGCGTGTGTTAAATGTGTAATGTCAGTACTGCCAGATGCAAGGAAGTCAGAAAGTGAAGAATAGGCACTTGCTTCGCCTGTAGAGTACCACACATTTTCTTCTATGATATACTGGCATTGCCCCTCACCGCTGTCATCAGCATAGCCATGTGTTGACAACCACTCATGCAACTTATAAAGTCTACCGTGTGTGTCGCCACCAGTGTTTGTCCACTGTCCTAAACCAAAACCGTGCTTTAACTCTGTCCATGATCCCTCTCGTAACCCTTCCCATATGCCGGGGTTTACATTTGATTCTTGCCTGAGATTTCCGGCAATAGCTGCGATTACATAGACAGAAGACCCGTAACCAGAAGCACCGCCTGAGCCGTATCTGAATCTTCTAGTAAAAGAGCGTTCATGGTTTGGGTCACCTTTTGAACTTCCGATTGACACCTGATTTGCGAGAGGTGCGTTACTTGTGTGAGCCCCCATGAAAACGCCTTTTCCTGTTCCACCCTTGTAGCACATTTCAGTATGACCAGAAGTCCACCCAATATCACCCGGAAGATACTCCGGATCACTAGAAACATCTTTAAAACCTAGTGATAACAGTACATTGATTTCTATACCTGTGGTAAACGAGTTGTGGTTTGGTGCATATTGTGGTGTTTCCCAACCGCCAGCTAACAACGCATAATTGATGAAACTGCTACAGTCATAATAGGTTATACCACCTATGGTTTGTTGATTTCTATACGCTTGAGAATATCCAACGTTCGGTGCATTACAGGTATTGACAGCCCATGAATATGCTTTATTAATGTCTGGCAATTTACGTCACCCCCAACACTTTCCAACAGCTTACACCAAAGCACCCATCGTTTGCACCGTTTGTACCACACTCATACCCATACGCCCTCATCGTTGTTTGAAAACTGTTGATGGCGAACACCGTGTTCGTACCACACCCACCGTCAATTGTCAGTGGCTTTCCGTCTTTCCCTGTATAATGTAATAAGGAAAGGACTGTCTGTAATACAATCACATCTGTCCCGTATGAACCGCTTTTCACTGTACTGAATTTGTGCATATCATCACTCCTTGCTAACGTGGAACATTTCCATTAACTTATCTGGTAAAATATCTGGATTGATTTTTGAGATATTTTCCAGAATAGATACAAGCTCAGTAGTACATGAATATAGAACAACTACTGGCAGTATTGCTACGCTTAGGTCAAACCCGACGAGGTATCCGTAGGTATCAATGCCCCATGCAACAGCGTAGCACAGAATAAACCCGATTTTTTTAAATAACCCATCTCTTAGCTTTGACGATTTAATCTCTTTATCCTTAATCGCTGATACAATCCCTGTCAGTAAGTCTAAAAGATTAAAAGCCAAGGCACAAAAAATTGGATAAAACTGCTCCATCCCTTTCTCCTTTCTTTCTTTACTTCACAAATAATTATAACATAAAACTTTACAAAAGTAAATAGTTGTGGTATAATAAATATTAATAAGGAGAACTAATATATATATATGGGAAAATATTACGATGGGACAAAACTTTTGTCCATGTTGGACTTGAACGGCAAAAAACCAGAAATCTATATGTGTACTACAAACAGAACAGGTGGTAAAACAACCTATTTTGGTAGACTTTGCGTAAACAGGTTTCTTGATAAAGGGGAAAAATTTGGTCTTATTTATAGATATAATTATGAATTGGACGATGTTGCCGATAAATTCTTTAAGGATTTAAAAGGGTTGTTTTTTCCTGATAAAACCATGACTGCTAAAAAGAGGGCAAAAGGAATCTTCCAAGAGTTATTTATTAATGACAAAAGTTGTGGGTATGCTATTGCATTAAATAGTTCTGATAGTATTAAAAAATATTCACATTTATTTTCTGATATTACTAGGATGATTTTTGATGAATTCCAGAGTGAAAGCAATCACTACTGTACGGACGAGATTACAAAGTTTTTGAGTGTGCACACAAGTATTGCCAGAGGGCAAGGTGAACAGGTAAGGTATGTCCCTGTTTTTATGCTTGCTAACCAAGTAAGTATTATCAATCCTTATTACGTTGCTATGGGTATATGTAATAGGCTGAATGGCGAAACAAAGTTTTTGCGTGGAGATGGTTATGTGTTAGAACAGGGATTCATTGAAAGTGCTTCTGATAGCCAGAAAGAGAGTGGCTTTAATCGTGCTTTTAAGGAAAATAATTATGTTGCATATAGTAGTGAGAATGTGTATTTGAATGATAACTACAGTTTCATCGAAAAACCTACTGGAAAAAGTCATTATATCTGCACGTTAAAATATAAAGGAAATGATTTTGGCGTAAAGGAATTTGCGGAAAGTGGTTTTATCTATTGTGATGATAAACCAGACAGCACTTTTCCTATGAAAATAACGGTCACTACAGACGATCATTCCATAAATTATGTTATGCTAAAAAGAAATGATTTCTTTTTAAGTAACTTGCGTTATCTCTTTGAACGAGGGTGTTTTAGATTTAAGGATATGAGATGCAAGGAAGCCATATTAAATGCGCTAAGTTATTAAGGTATCTTCTTATGTTATCACAAGTGAGTCATTCAGGTAGCACACTTGAAAGATAGTGCTGAATGATTTGTCGTTTTCGCTGAACGCACTTGATGTTGCATAAGTTATAGATATAGAATTGACCGGGTAACGAACTATGTTCGCCCCGGTCTTTTTTCATTCTCCCATCTGTTTTCTAAGCACTTTGAAGAAACCCTCAACTCGATAAGGTGTTGTGTCAGTATAACAACAAATATTATATAATTCACATTTTGAGCAATTCTTTGTTTTACGGCATATCTCCATAGCTTTTTTCAATAATTCTGTTTCTTTCATTATCTTTCTCCTGTACTTCCAAAACCACCACGATTAGTGCCAGATAAGTGTTCAACAACTCTGATTGTAACAGCCGGTTGATGTTCTTGTATGCGGAACTGGCAGATACGTGTATTTTTAGGAATGGCAATAGCTTTAGTTGCATATGCTGGAAACATCCATTCGTCATTCTCACCACAATAGGATTCATCAATAAGTCCTACACTATTTGCCTGAATGATACCGTATTTTTTAAACGTAGAACTACGAGGTATGAGTAAGGCTTCGGTATTTTCTGGCAACTGGATTGCTACTCCTAAAGGTATTAACAGGAAATCGCCTTTTTTCATCATTACATCAATTCCAGTGCGTAAGTCTATCCAGTCACCATTTTTTATTGGGGCTATTCTGTCCATGTATTCTCTCAAGTATTTCACTTTAATCTGTTTTGCTTTCATGATATTCCTCCACTTATAACAATTTTCACATTCGTTGTCAAACTTCCAAAAACAATCTTTACAGTTCATATGTTACCTCATTTCGTAGGTTGTTTCTACCAGTAAGATTCCGCCCCGTATACGCTTTGGTCTTAACTTACCCGGTACTTTCAACCCTACTTTAAAATCATTAAATGTTCTAACAATTTGTTTACCGTTTTCGTCAAATAAGAATTCTTTTTCTTCATCACTCCATTCTTTATCTTCTATAGAAATATCTGAACTCATAGATAGTTCAAATAAATCTTTGCATCTTTGTGGCATACCAGCGCACTTTATATTATTGTATGGATGCTCGATTGGTTCAAGATTTTCTGCTACAACATGCTCGATGTATGTTTTCTGTCTAGTGAAAATTGCTTTATCCCAACATGACTCCAGTTTCCAACAGCAAAAGTTTTTATCATGTACTTTGATTCCTTTTATCTTTTCGGGCAGTAAGTCACAATGAATACTGTCGGTATCTGCATAAATAAAGCCGGGTTTATCAACACCGTAAAAGTTTTTCTGAGCGGCTCTGATTGTGAAGTTTCTTGCGTAACTTGTGATAGCAGAACCTACTGGAATATACCCAGGTTCTTTATCATTTTCTAATACAGTTTCAAACCCTATAGAACCATCGTCTTTAATATATGCCACCTTAAAACTGCTATCAGTACTTGACGCCATTTTACCGTATAGATTGTTCAAAAATAACTTTGCTAACTCTCGTAAAGCACCAGTGCTTTCCAGTTTTTTGTTTTTGTACTTATCTATGTATTCATCAAACAACCCTGAGATAGCGTAAAACCAACAACCACTTAAAATTTCAAAGTCAACAAGTTCATAATGCTCTTTAATTAGTTGATAATCTGTCATTGTGAGTGTCAATTCTACTCTGGTATCAGTCACGTCTCCATTTTCATCTATGTAATACGGGTAATAATTTCCATCTTTATAATTATACACATCTGAACTTTCTAACGCTTCTGTTCCCTTATATAGGTAATTCCCCTTTATCTGTATAAATGGTAACATCCCTTTTTTTAAATAAAACCTTGTTTTGATCTTTACAAAATAGTACTTGTTATCTGCTATAGCTGTTTCCGGTATATAGTTTCCATACCAAAAACACGGCTTACCTATTGGGTATTTATTACCGGATTCTGAGTGCATCATACTAGGATATAATGAATTCACATCGGCAGTAGTGCCATTTGTTTTGATTTTGTTCTCTTTACCTTTTACTAAGTAACACCAACCACCCCGATAAGATTTTCTTATATAATCGCCTGCATTATTGTACCCATATTTATCTTCTGGTATAGAAAATGAGTATATGTCAGGAAACATTTCAGAAAATTCTAAGGTATTCTTTGTTGAGTGCTTACAAATGTTTTTGTATTCTTCTAAGCAACACGATCCTATTGTTAATTTGTTGTGCCCCTCAGTAAACATGATTTCAAGTGCTTCTTTAACTACTAATACATCATTTCCAATATATTCCTTTTCTTTATCAGTTATTATGCATCCGGCATATCGAAACCCTGTATATTCCATTTCCAGTTTTTTGTGTTTTGTTTTAAAACTTTTTCCTATTCTGCTAACACTAAACGGTAACAATTTTAGAGAATCTCTAATTTCTATAATGTACCCTTTATGCTTGATTATAATAGAATACCACTGTCCTCTTTCAGAAATACTATACTTGAATGATTCATTAGGCATTTCTTTCTCTATCATCCAATTTATTCCCTCATCAAATGAGCCACTATAAGCCTGTTTCATTTCCTTGTCTAGCAATAAGTAACTCAACCAGAATGAACCATCAAACTTTAAGTTGTGATAGTAAGCAACTATGTTGCATTTTAATGACTCAAAATATTTGAATTGTTCTGAAATTGAATGAAATATATTTACATCCTCAGTAAACAATTCTACCGAGGCGGCCGCCCATACCTCTGTGTTATCCTGTCCCTTATAAACAGTAGTTTCAAAGTCGCACATAAAGTAACGGAACTTTTTTACTTTCATTCATTCAATGCCCACCCCTCGTTTAACTCTGACTCGTCTGCTAAATCCCTAGTTTCTTGCCTAGATAATGGGGTTCCTTTTATAATTTCCGCTATTCGATGTGTGGCTGTCTGTATCAATTCTGCCCTACTACCACCTAAAACGTAAGTGATAAGTGAGTCTAAGTCTTCTGCGTTATATAAACGCCAACCTACTACTGATTTTCCGTCTGCTAAGGCAATTGAGGTTGCCAGAGAATATAGAGTTGTTTTTCCTTGTTCCGACGCTCTAATTGCACTAGCGTTTCTTTTCGTGTTCTCGATAAGTGCTGATATTCTGGATATAAAATCTTCAAATATATTTTCATATACAGTTTCTCCGCCATCTGGTAACTGCGATTTATGATTTTCTGCGTCTTCTTTAGTCCAGTATCTTTTGTCTATTTGTGATGGTTTGATATCGTTTTCAGTAATGATTTCCGGTTCTTCAAATGGGTTATAAAAATAGCCTTTTAAGTTTTTTGATGTTAAACGTTTTAGTTCATTAGTTAGTTTTGTTAGTTCTTTACCTTTTACACCTTGTTTTCTTAGTTCTTTTTCTGTTGGAAAATATAAATCTGTTACTAACGATTTTTTCTTTTGCCTGTTTATATATCGTAATATCCTGTTACGTTGTTTTGTGTATTGTGTTGTCTTCTTTGCCATACATACCCTCCTGTTGAAAAAAAGAGGGAAGCTGTTATGCTCCCCCCTCTTATTTTATCTTTTATGCAATTGACTCTACATCAAGAATACAATTGACAAAATCTCTACCCGCTTTTGTCTTGCCAGATGTTTTGATAATGGTAAACGGCTTGTCACCCATGATATTTACGATGTCATTGAATGAACGCTTTACCGTTGCACTCTGGGCGGAATATACTTTGTTATCTGGTGTTAAGATAGACAAGATTTCTACAGTTTCACCTGTATTTTCTTTCACATCCTGAAAAATCATGTGTTTCTTTACCGGGATCTTTTCACCGTCTGGTAAATTTTTCATAGATTCAATTGCTGGTGAAATGGTCATAAGATATTTCTCGATCTCATTATATTCCTGATTTGAGATAATATTAATCATAGTTTTTCTCCTCTTTTTTTATTATTTTGTTTCTTTTTCTGTTTTAGCTGTTCTTTCTGGTAATACTATTGCGTGTTTGATAAACTCCTGTTCGGTCATTCCATACAGAGTTTCGATCTCTGTTTTGTCTACGATGTGAACCGCTTTGATTGAATCAGTTTCGATGATTGGTTTTACTGTTTTCAGTAAAGACTCACTGTCTTTGTATATGCGTGGAACTGTTACTTCCTTGTTAAAAGGTTCTCCAGCTTCCACATCCACACACATTACAACTGCTTTTGTTGTTGTAATCGTTCTTGTCACCATAGGTACTCTTGCCATGTTTTTTTACTTCCTTTCTTTTATAGTGTATGTTTATTGTTGCTAGCACTTTTAGTGCTAAAGGGTGATGTAGGAGTCGAACCCACATTTTTCAGTGCCAAGCCCGTTTACTTTCTGAATGCCTTTCCCAGCTAGACGAATCACCCAGGAGGACGGGTGACCGTATTTGAAAGTCACCCTTTTGTATTGAGCAAATATGTTCTTCTTACATTATTAAGTATATCAGAAAAGCAGATTTTTGTCAAGCGTATTTGCAAAATTATTTAAAAAAATATTTGTTTAAAATATCTTCCTTGTATTGTGTTATTACTATTCGTGTTAGAATTGTTACCATTTTTTGCTCAGATACTTTAGCGCGTAAAACGGGTATTTTAGTACACCAAATATCATATGCAGAGTTTTCAACGCTTACATATATGCCGTTTTTATCATATGAAACGTACACTTTACCTTTTACTTCCAATGCTAGTTGCTTTTTTAATTTAAATACTAAGCTATTTATAACCATATACCATTTTACCTCTTTTCTAGTACTTTCGTGAATTTTTTAACAATGTTCGAATTCTAGAAAAGAGTGAATCAATCACCCTGTTGTTTCCTTGGCGGTAAGACGGTTGCGTAGCGGATAAAATCCTCTTCTGCCATTCCAAGTAAAATCTCTTCAACTTTTGATGATTCAATGTGAACCACTTTGAACTCGTCTGTTTCGAAAAGTTTCTTGCATTTCTTGAGTAAATCTACTTCTGTATAAGTACCACCTATTGTGTACTCATTAATAGTTACCTCTGCTGTTGTTACGTTTAAACACATAACTTTTGCCGTTGTCTGAGTTACTGTTCTTGTGACCATTCTTTCTCTCATAATCTTTTTTCTCCTTTTTATTGTTTTTTTTTTTTTTTTTTTACTCGGCTGTTGCCGGAAAGGTGCCCAGCGTTGAAACTGGGATAGTGCCTTTCACTACACCTATAATGTTGCTCCCTTTATCAAGTATTCATTTTGTGCCGTGCTATAGCGGACACCATCTTTTGAGTCCCACGCACAGGTGAAACTAAAAGAGTTATGTGAACAAACACGGAACGTTGCTGGATCACCCTCTTCCAGTGCTTCACGAAAACAATAATCGTAGGCTAGTAATTTTCTATAACTAGCGCTTGCGTAAACATCCGACAAAGCAAAACCCTCGTTTCGCCTTGCTAGTGCTAACAATTCTTGCCCTCTTTTGGTGTGCTGATTAATTTCTTTCATTTTTTCTATCTCCTTTTTGTTATGTAGTTGTGTACTTGTTACGAATACCACTGGCGGAATCGAACCGCCAGGAAAAGCCTTTCTTTGTGGTAACTATTACCTATTTATATAATCTGAAATTGCTTTATAATGATGTAGAATATTATACCCAGTTTTATTCATGATAGCGTTCCACATTACATCAAAATCAATATCAGGCTCAGTGCCACATATAACTAACACACTCAACAACTCAGTAGCAACTTTTACATCATATTCCCATGATTGCCCTTTATTATTATATTTCTTTATTGCTAATTCTACATACTTGCTAATTTTCTTAATAATTTCATCTGTACTAATACTTTCTTTAATTCCTATCATATCATTTACCTCTCTTTTTTTCTTTATTTTGTTGTCTTCCTTGTTTCTATATATATAATACCATAGGTGCCGTTTTTTGTCAAATGATTTGCACTAAAATATTGCACAAAAATTACACTGAATAATTATGCTGTTTTACCCCATTGACAGTACAAGGAATACGTGGTATAATGGGGAAATGAGAACGGGTATTTTATGTTAAAGGGG